CCAATTGACTAGTGATTTGCGGAATGTACTCATCTGGAACTTGTTTAGTTAGAAGGGTATTCAAATGCGTTGTAGTGTCTGGGCACTTAACTTCGATTTGACCATCTTCATTAACAAGTCCATCCGGTGAAGCCCCGAACATTTCAATGAAAGGATGGTCAATTAAACCTGTACCAACTACGAAGTTACCCGTCTCATTTTCATAAGCCGCAATTGCATGAGGCTCGTTGTCAATTCCCCATTGCATAGCTTGGTTTGTGAAAATTTCCTTCTGAACGCCAGTTAGGCGCTCAGCTAGAATAGTTAAACCCAATGCATTTAAAGCTTTGCCCTTATTTGGCTTTGCATTTAAATCCTTAACTCGGCTTGCTGTGACTTTGCCACAGCGTTCCGAATGCCAATCTTCACTACGCTGGAGAATGTTCATAAGTTTCTCCTTGGCGCTGTAAAGCTTTGTCAGCAAATTGTGCAATCTCTTTTAAGCTAATTGAGTGAACTTCCCAAAGGTGCTTTTTAAGATTTCCCTTTGGAATAGCTACATAAGCAGCTTGCAAACGTTCAGTACCGTATTGAGCTTCTGATTTAAGCGTAGCTAAATGTTCGTCTTCAAATGCTTGGTAGCCTTCTGGCACTTCACTAGTCACATCCTTAATAGGTTGTCCACTTTCAGCAATACGTTCCGCTTCGTCTTGATCGTGAATACCAACAAAACCAAAAGCCAAGCGTGCACATTGAATAGTTGCCTTGTGACGCAAGAAGCGAGAAGGGTGACTCTGCCATGGACCTTCAACTGTGTAACCAGATTTCGCTTTAAAAGGTGCGCGATAACACTCCGCTAAATACTCGCGAACAACAGTAGGGTGGTCACGATCTTTACGATAGATAATGCATTCAACCCATTCAGGTGCAGCAACTTTCGCGCCTTCCATCTGAACCATATTTTCTGAAAACTTAAATTCCATACCATTAAAATTAGAGTTTCCGTTAATGATTCGAGACCAGCCATCTACGCCAACAACTGGAATAATCCCTTTGTTTTTATCTGGGAAAGCGTAAATCTCTTTGGTCCATGGGTTCAGCTTATATTGACCAGCAACAATCAAAAGAGAAGCCATTTGTGCATCAGTTGCAGGTGTTTCAGTACGGAAAGCTGTTTGAATCAGTGTTTCCTTTAACTCTTGTGGATTAACATTAACCAAGCCAAGAGTTTCAGCAACGTTTGCAATCTGTGTAGTAATAAGTGTTCCGTTTGCTGGCGCATTCATAATCTTCTCCTAATCCTCTTCGCGTTCTAACTGAGCAATAAAGTCTTCTTCAGATGGCAAATTATCTAAATCAAATGATTCCAAGAACTTCACTTGGTAGTAACCTTCATCGCTATCTGGTGAAGTAACAGATGCAAACCTTTCGCTGCTATCTAATGGGGCTTTATTGAAGCCCTGAAAAACTTCAAAAGTGTTTTTATCTAGGTCAATTACATAAGCCCATTCGCAAAATAGCGATTCAGCAGCAAATTCAAGATATTTGCGCATTGGAATAGGTGATTCAGAATTTTGGATAATCCCCAAAATGTCTGATCCAGCACCACGTGAAAGAGAAGGGTGATTTGCTGCAAAGCGCTTAGATACATCATAGTCAACATAACCATCATCACGAGTATTGCCAGCATCTCTGTACCAAGCTTTAACTTGCTCATCGGTAGGTTCAAAGATGTTGTCTAGCTTCTGAATAAAAAGAGCTTTATTAAATTCTCCTTTTAAGAACTCTAATATTCCAGCACCTTGACCACTTGGATAACCATCCCATTGACCGTATTTTGCAACTTTGTATTCATTGTTGTGCTGCACACAAATTAAATATCTAGTTCCCATCACCCACCTCTCAACTCATTTCTAATTTCTGCTAATCTTTTTAACGCTTCACTTAAGTAGGCGATTTTTGTCTTAATAGAAAACTGATCACCTAGCTCTAATTGGATTTGTTCAGTACCTCGGCCCACATAACGCAAGTGAATCCAATTGCCGCCATCAGTGATGACTGTATCTTTCTCACTAGAAAGTGGGAGCAGGGCATTTACAGAATCTTTAATAAGAGCTTGAAGTCTTGATACTTCGATAATTTCAGGATGTGCATTCATAACATTCACCATGGAGCGCTTAAATGCGCTCTCTAATCCCTGATTCGATAAGATCTTTAATCTCAACTACGTCCAAACGATCAACGTAAGCCAATACCTCGCCATCTTCGTCATAAACGCGAATGTCTTTAATCTCGTTAATTTCAACTTCACGCCAAGCTTGATAGCCGTTGCCATCAATTGAATACTGAGCATCAAAATCAACTTCTAAAGTGAACTTTTCATTTGCAGTTTGAAGTACTGCTTGTTCATTTTCAGGGTCGATTGATTCAACTTTGAAAGGAGCTGCAACCGTTACAGGTTCTTTGTTAGCTGGGGTGAAGGCATAAGCAGCAGTTAGAGCACTAACTACTCCTACGAATCCCATGGATTTGACTATGTTGGCTTTTATGTTCATACTTATCTCCGCATTTGATGCAAACCGCCTAGACTCTGACCCCTATGGCGGTTTTTGTTTATAAGGTGAGTAAAGCATACTTTACCTTGCATACATTGTAAAGCCTACTTTACTAATTATTTTAAGTACACTTTACTTTTTTGTATGGGCAATAAAAAAACCACTATATGCATAGTGGTTCGGACGAAGCGATTAAGAATTTATTTAGTTAAGTCTTTTGCAATTAACCATTCTTTTTTATCTACATCATATTCAGGCTCTAATAAAGCCAAAATATAACCTGACGCCTCAAATTTAAAATGTTCTTTTGATGGACTGACAAACCCCCAATAAACTAAGTCATTTTTACCTAATGAGTTTTGATACTTATCATTAATTCCAGCAACTAAGGTTGTACCTTCACTATTTGCCAATTGAACTAAAAAACCTTGGATAGAGTTATTATTATGAATAACTTCTTGGATTATCCCAAAACTCATTTGAGTTTTTTCAAATAAAGGCTTGTGGATGGTAGTTGCAAAAGAAAAGGCTGACAGATTGTCCTTAAAAATTAATTTTTCCCCAGATGGTTTTTTATAAAAGACCCACCTTTTAATTTTTAATAATAATAAATACCCCCAAGAAAGCAGAAAGCCAATCGGTAGAAAATACAAAAATAAATGAAAGAATAGGCCATCTCTTCTTTGAGGAAAATATTCAGGATTTAGTATTTGATGTAAATCTAAATTCTCCTTATAGATCCATGATAATAAAGAAATAATCCCTACTGTTAAAACTAAAATGCCAATCCTCTGAATTGGCTCTTTCGAGCCAAATTGCCATATTTTATTTTAATCCATTCACTTATATTTCCTCATGTGTAAAACCATCACACCTATAATTGATATATTGTTATTAACTGATGAAAGTGTTGGGTAATCAGGATTTAGGGGGACTAATTCAAAAATTTCCCTTCCAAAATCATCATATCCAATTACTCGATATTTCTTAAAAGTTGCCTCATAGTCTCCGTTTTGAGCGACCACAAAAGAACCTGGTTTAGGCATTAATGCGGTGTCGATTGTTAAAAGATCGCCTGGTTTAAAGTCTGGCAACATACTGTCACCCTGAACAGTAAGGCTAAATACACTTTTTTCTTTTTTAGATTTATAAGTCGTATAAGTTTCACCAACTGGATTTACCCCATCGTAGCCAACAGAGTGGAATAGTCCCGCCTGTACATAATCAAGTACTGGGATTTTACTAATTTCATCATTATTAAATATTACATTTGCATTCGATTTATTCTCTAGCAGCATTGGGGCACGTTCGCCAGCAAGCCATTTATGGTTAACTCCCAAGAATTCTGCTGCAAGAGTCAAGTTACTGCCATCCAGTTCTTTTGTTGGTCCATTAAACCACTGGCCAACACTTGCTTTACTTACTTTACAGAATTCAGCCATTTCTGTGTTTTTTAGTTTTTTATTACGAGTTGATTCGTAGTGCTTTTTGGCTTGATGCATGCGTTCTTGAAGCGAAGACATAATAAAAAATTCCCAAATTAGTAAAGCTAGCTTAACTTTTTATAAGTAAAGTTTGCTTGATTTTGTTAAGTAAAGTATGCTTTACTTGTCTTTGTTTACTGGAGTAAAGAAAGTGCAAGTACTGATGAAGAAAAGTGACGCCATTCAGGCGTTCAAAACCAAAGTCGGTGTGGCAAAAGCAATTGGGATTAGTAAACAAGCAGTTAGCTTATGGGGCGATATGGTTCCTGAAGGTTCGGCCTCTAAATTATTGCTTGTTAATCCCAACATCCCACACACGATCAAAGCGGCTTAGGTGATGACATGTCCGAAAAATTAACCGCAAGTGTCACCTTTAAGTGCACAGAAGAAATGAAAATCAAATTAGAGCGTATTGCGCGTTCTAGAAAGTTAAACGGCTCATCAGAGCTAATGCGTATAGCTGCCATGGACATAATCTTCGAGGTTGAGGAGATGCTTAATTGTCTACAAATGCCTATCGATCTGACCACAGTTACCGAAGATACAAGGAATACGCCTGAGCCGTTTGAGCTTGAGCTGGCACCAAATCCACATAAAACACAGGCACAAAAAAAGCCCAATTGTCGCAACCAATTGAGCCTTATCTGCCATTCCACTGCAAAGCAATGAGATGAAATCGCATGAAGATATTAACAAAAGAGGTGAGTCATGGCTAGAGCTAGAAACATCAAACCATCATTTTTTACGAATGATGATCTTGGTGAAATTAATCCACTGGCCAGATTGCTTTTTATAGGCATGTGGACTATCGCCGACTATAAGGGATGTTTTGAATACAAACCGAAGCGTTTAAAAGTCCAAATATTGCCGTATGACAACTGTGATATCGAGCAACTCGTGAATGATCTAGAAAAATCTGGATTTATCTCGATTTATTCGGTACGTGGACGGAAGTACATCAAAGCTATTAATTTTGCCAAACATCAGAACCCACATAAGAATGAAAGGGAAGGTGGAAGTGAAATTCCAGATATTGATGAAGCCGATGTTGAAGAAGAGGAAAAATCCTTAAAAAACAATGAGTGGGCGAATATCGAGAATAATCGCGAGCAAGACGGAACTGATCGTGCTGATTCCCTTAACCTGATTCCTGATTCCCTTAACCTGATTCCCTCTACCCCAGAGCCGAAAATCGGGAAGACAGTTGACGAAATGTTCACTGAATTTTGGGAAATATATCCAAATAAAAAATCTGGACCAAAAGCAGCCAAGGAAAAATTCAAAAAGATTAATTTCAAAAAACACAGCTTTGAATTAATCATGACTTCACTTGAAAAACACATTCAGTCACTTGATTGGATCAAGGAAGGTGGAAAGTTTATTCCTCATGCCACTACTTGGATTAATCAAGAACGTTGGAATGCTGATATTGGATCTACTCAGCAAACAAGTGGATTCAACTCAAACTATGGGTACCAGTCTTCACAACAACAAACCATTTCTGAACAAGCGAAATGGGATAAGTTCCTAAATCAAAATCAGATTTGGGATGTCACACCAAAAAAGCCGTTACTGATTGAGGGGGTGGGTCATGCGTGAATTCACCTTTGAAGACGCTTTACGTCTGATTACTAAAATGCGTGGGTTTTATGGAAAGAAATTCACTGATCAATGGGCAGGTGTAGATCCGAAAGATATCGCTGAATCAATGGTTGAGTGCTTTCAAGGACTAACAGCGGAAGATTTCAAGCGTGGTGTAACCAAGATGATGAAATCAACATTCTGCCCATCAATTCCAGAGTTTAGATCATGGTGTGAGCCTAAAGCATCTGATTGGCTAGATGCACATGAAGCTTGGGCAATAGCTAAAAACTCAATCGAATATGGCACTGGTCGTGAAATGACAGTGGTGTGGACTGAGCAAGCAGCTAAAGCATTCGAGAAGTGTGCTGACTTGGTTGCAACCGGTGACAAGTTCCAACTGGCAGAAGCTAAAAAAATCTTTGTGTCTATCTACGAACGCTTAGTGACAGAAGCAAAGGACCAAGGATTAAAACCTGTCTACAACGTGAGCTTAGGTGTAGATCCAGATCAGCGCATTACTGCAATCAAACAAGCTGAGGTAGCAGGTTTTCTTTCCACTCAAGAAACACAGCTTCAACTTGAGCACAAACAAACCAAGGAAGAGCAACAAGCAGATGCAGAGCGATACAAAACGATTGCACAGAAAGCAATTGCGGAGTTACGCGAAAAGCTAAAGATCCAAGCTCCAGTCAACAAAATGGCTGAGGAAATTAAGGAAGTTCAACCTTGGGAACTCAAACCCGACACTGAATATTGGCCCGATCCATTCGACCAGAAAGAAGAATTTAAGCAAATGCTTGAAGCCGATGGTCTTAAGTTGCCTATGGCATTGAGAGGTGCAGCGTGAAACATAATCTTATGTTAGGCGATTGCCTCGAGCGTATGAAGGAAATTGAAACGGGTACCGTGGATATGATCCTTTGCGATTTGCCATACGGTACCACTTGCTGCAGTTGGGATGCTGTTATTCCGTTTGAACCACTTTGGGAACAGTACGAACGAGTAATTAAAGAGAATGGCGCGATTGTCTTATTCGCTGCTCAGCCTTTCACAGCAGTACTTGCAACTTCAAACCTAAAACTATTCCGTTATGAGTGGATTTGGGAGAAACCAGCAGCTACTGGCTTCTTTAATGCTCAATTCCAGCCATTACGTGCACATGAAAACATCCTCGTGTTTTACAAAGCTAAACCAACGTTCAATCCAATGAAAACCTTTGGACATGAGCGCAAAACAGCTAAGCGTAAAGACATTGGGTCAGAACACTATGGTAAGCAAGTAAATATCAAGTCTTATGACTCAACAGAGCGGTACCCACGTTCAGTTCAGTTATTCAGCAGTGATAAGCAAAAAGCTAATTTCCATCCAACACAGAAGCCAGTTGCTCTTTGTGAGTACTTGATTCGTACATACACAAACGAAGGCGAAACAGTTCTAGACAACACAATGGGAAGCGGTACCACAGGTGTTGCTTGTGTAAATACAGGCCGTTCATTCATTGGGATTGAGCAAGAGCAGAAGTACTTCGAAATAGCACAAGAACGTATTGCTCAAGCAGGTACCGAGAAAGACATGCAGCCTGACCTATTTGGAGAAGCGGTATGACTCTATCAGAAATCAAATTCCGATTAATCACAATCGCGGAAAAAAGAAACCGACCTTACTTCGACATGATCGTGGTTAAAGAAGTACATGAGGCATTCAAAAACAACACCTACCACGAATTAAAAAATTACGTGCTTGCTGAAATGGAAGTTTCTGTTTTGAACATGGTGGAGCTAGGCAGATGAATTACAAAGAAATGATGGCATTGCGTTGTGCTTACAACCATGGGTTAAAAACAACTGAGACAAGAGCAGCTGCATGTTTGTACGTAAAACTTAGAAGAGCTGGCCTGTTAGAGCACCTTAAAGCTCAACAAGAAACTCCAGCACCTACTGCTCGCAAGAAGATTTCAGAGAGAGCCAATCCAAATGATGTAAACCAACTCGTTAATTGGATGACTTCAAAATATGGAAGGCAAGCTGCACTTGCTAGACAGCTAGGGGTTAGTGCTTGTGTGGTTGAGAAAGTTAAAAACACTGGGACATGCACACAAGAAACATTATCACGTCTAAAGACTGCCCAGCAAAATATCATCAAATTGGAGAAGAAGAATGAGAATAAGCGAAAAAGAGCTTGAGTCAATTCAAAACAAGCTGAATAACGCAAAAAAAGGCACATTACAGCGCGATAAAAGCAAAAGTGATGTAAGGGTAGCGGAACAATTAAATAAGGCTAATACAAGCGAAATAAGAGCGCTTTACGAAGATGGATTAAAAGTCATTTTAGATTGTGAAATTAAAACTGCACCTCCGTCAGTAAATCACTACTGGGTAGCTTCTGGAAAAAGAAGATTTCTAAGCAATAAAGCACGTGATTTTCATGCGTTGGTTCGCCAAGTTGTACCAGCTCATAAATCAACTGCACGGCTCAAATTGGAAGTGACTTTTCATTTCCCTACACGTCAATGTCGAGACATCGATAACTACCTAAAAGCGACTATCGATAGCTTAGTGAAATGCGGTCTATGTGTGGACGATGAACAGTTCGACGAGCTTCTGGTAAAGCGAGGAAATGTCATCAAAGGCGGGCTTATAAAGCTCAAGGTTAGCGAGGTCTAGGAGATGAATATGCGTGTTGATAGTACAGCTTTTACAGACAACCCTCGCGCACGCGCGCGTTTTCTCGAAACTAAGAAAAAAGCCAAAGAATTCTTGCGCCAACGCCGAGGCTATAAACGCCCAGACTTCAACCGCATGATTCTAGATTTACGCAACCTTGGGTGGTCACACGAAAAGATTGCATACGTTCTTGATGTGTCGGGTGGCAGTACTGTTTCTTCTTGGTCTACTGGATCCATTCCAGAGTACATACACGGTGAGCAATTCATCATGTTGTGGCAAGAACAAACAGGCATAGACCGCGTACCACGTGAAGGCGAATGGCAAACATATAAATACGATATTGGGCAGCTTGATCTACTTGAAACGTTAGACGTATTCGCTGCTCAGTTAGATGAGGAATTACAACAATGAAACCAGAACAGTTTATTCGTGAGTTTGGGGTGGAGAAGGCGAGAGAGGTTGTTGAGGGTGCGCCTTCAAGTGCTACAACGGCTAGACCATCATTGGATTTTAAGCACTACCTTTATGGAAGATGTGAGAATGCTGGCGGCAGTCATATTTTACTTTCCGACCTCAAGCGTCTGGTGGAGTCTTTGGATTTGGTGGTGTTTCTTGGCGGCATTGATGGCTTAAATGTATTGCTTGATATGGCGAATTCACCATTCGCATTAAGTGGCGTTACGCGTGATGGTGTCTTTTATTCAAGTGAAAAAATAAAGGAAATAGTTGCCGTCCACGAATCAAT